GTGCCGTCTGTCAGCCTTCAAGGTGAATGATGAGGCTGTAATTGATGCGTCAACTGCGCGGGTCAAGTTCAAAGGTGGTGACTATCGTGAGTCAGACATTGAGCACCTCGCCATGGAAGACCAAACCATGTTGGCGATTGTCGGCGATTGGATTTATAAGGCGTACAGCAAAGGGCGACTGAGCAGTGTGTTCTTCTGTATCACTGTCGCTCATGCGAACAAGATGTGCATGTACCTGCGCAATGCAGGTGTAGAGGCGGCTGTCGTGACGGCAGAAACGCCCAGTGAAGAGCGCAAGAAGATCCTTGAGGACTTTGAGCATGGTGTCATCAACGCGCTGTGTAACGTCGCTGTGTTGACTGAGGGCTGGGATGCGCCACGCACAGACTGCATCGCGTTGCTTAGACCGACCAAGTCGCTGGGCTTGTATGTGCAGATCTGTGGTCGAGGCATGCGCACTTGGGGTGACAAGAAAGACTGCATGCTGCTGGACTATGGCGAGAACATGCAGCGCCATGGCTGCATCGATACAGCTAGGCCAGAGAAGCCTGATGAAGAAGAATCAACTGAGCCTAAGATCTGGATATGTGACCACTGCTATGCAGTGAATGATATGTATGCCCGCAACTGTGTCGAGTGCGAAGAGCCTAGATACAGCGTTGAGCAGATGCTTCAGCGTCAGCAAGACTTGTTGAACCAGCTGGAGGAAGAGCGCAAACAGCAAGAAGAAAAAGACGCCGCTGCAACACGAGAAGCGGCACAGGGCAATGTGCTTTCTGACGAGCTTGAAGAGCCTTCGCAGAAGTTTGAGAAGATCAAAGACATCGACTTTGTCTCTGCTCAGATCAAGACATCCAAGAACGGCAACGAGTATCTCAACGTAATGTTCTCCACGCCCGGTGAGTACTGGCCACAGAGCATGCCCATCATGCTGGGTATGCACGGTAAAGCGGGAATGGTTGCTACAAAGAAGTGGCGCACTCTGACTAGGCCAGGGACGCCCATAACACATAGCCTCACGCACGCGGCGGGTCTTGTTAACGAAGACAAAGTCATGAGTCACATCAAACAAATTACTGTAAGAAAGGAGGGTAAGTACTGGAATGTTGTCAGCGTCCATTTTTAATCGCATAGATGAAGTCATCGCCAGCAAAGATAACCGACACCGAGGGCACCTTGGTTTCAGTGGGATCGGGGATGACGATGAATACAAGCTGTGGATGGGTTTCCGTTGGTGCTTACCGTCCACGTTTGGTGGGCGCATGCTTCGCCTGTTTGATCTTGGTCAGAGGATAGAGGAGCAGATCGTTGACAACATAAAAGACAGCGGCCTGATATCCATCGCCTCGCACGACAAAGACGGTAACCAGTTTCGGGCATCGTTCTTTGGTGGCCACTTCGCAGGTTCGTGCGACGGGCTGCTCAAAGGTGTGCTGCCTCCACCTGAGAGCGAGGTGGTGTTGCTGCTCGAGGTGAAGAGCGCCAACGACAAGCGATTCAAGGAGCTTGTGAAGCTTGAAAGCTATGAAGCGTGGAGCGAAACGTATCGCTGGCAGATTCATGCGTACATGGGTGCGCTTGGTCTGACCAAATGCATGGTTGTTGTGATGAATAAAAACAACAGCGAAATCTATTCAGAGGTGATTGAATACAACGCCGCTATCTGGGAGCGCGCACAAGAGAAGGCAGAGCGGATCATCTGCAGTGACGCACCACTCAAAGAAACACGGCGGTCAGAGAAAGATTGGCGCATGAAGAACGAGCCTGACCTGTATAAAGATATCTACTACGGACGGCGCTTGCCTGAGTCGGTGAACTGCAGGAACTGCATGCACTCAAAGCCATTAACAGAGTCTCACGGTGCCGTGTGGGTGTGTAAGAGGACAGGTGAGGCTCTCTCGCTTGATGAGCAGCGTGCTGGGTGCCATAAACACATGTGGATACCAAACCTAGTGGGTGCAGATTACATGCCTGAGAGAAGCACACAGGACGCCACAGCGTACAGAGCGGGCATCATCGACTTCTACAATGGTGTGGGGCCAGAGGATGGTGAGTACTACTACTCAAGTGCTGAGATGCGTGAGCTATCCAAGGTGCGGTTCGATACTCAGATGATGATCGATAGTGAGAAGATCAGGGCTGAGTTCCCAGGGAGCCAGATCGACAACATGGATGAACGCACTGAGCCTTTCTAGTCCCAGCTGCGGGGGTCTTTGACGATCAGTATCTTGGTGCCGGGGTAGAGGGCTTCGACTAGTTTCTTCTTGAGCCTAAACACCTGAGTGATTACACCCTTGGTGTCTTCAACCACATACTCACCATCGCGCTTGTATCGGAAGTCTGCTATGTACGAGCAGATCTTCTGATCCTCGCCGTTGACGGTGACCACGCAGGGAAAGTCTACTTGAACCTCAAGCTCGGATAGCTCGCCAGCTTGTTGTAGTTGTTTGAGTATCTTGTACCTGGCCGCTTCAAGCTTAGAGTCGAACACGATGCCATCGTATTCAGTCTTCTTTGCAAAGTATTTTGACTTTGGCCGCTTTCTTTTTGGGATCAAACTAATCAATGCCTAGGAGTTTGTTCAACTCTACTTGCCTGAGAGCATCAGTGCCACGGTTAAATAATGACGTAGGCGCTGTGCTAGGCTGTGTAGGCGCGATTGGAGGCGCAGGTTGTGGTTGTGTAGGGGTTGGTGCAACAGGCGCTTGTGCGGCTTCTTGCGCAGCCATCTGTTCAGCTTTCGCTTCTGGCCTAAAAGCTGAGCCTTGAAAACCTTTTCTAACCTCTGCCATCGCTTTAAAGTCAAATGGATTAGAAAGTTTGTTTTCATTTCCTTGCAGTGCAAATCGTATTGTTTCTTTGCTCGGAGTGAATGCGTTAAATCTACCGGCCATAACAGCGTTAAGCTGCGGTACTTTGGCTTTCTTTAACGGCTTCATGATCTCAGAGTTAGAAAGACCAAGAGTCTTTGCATCCTCAATGGCCATGTTTAAATCACGCAATGCTTTAAATCGCTGCTCGTTGGCCGTGATGTATGCCTTAGTCATGTCTTCTGCAGAAACACTACCACTTGTTTTGGCAATCTGATTGAAAATGCCTGATGCATCTCGCACCGCTCTTCCAGCCTCGTAACCTCTATACAGTAATGAAGTTTCAATTTTTGGTTTCACTGCTTTGATGCCTGTCAAAGCCTCTATAAACTCGCCAGCTGGATCAATTCTGACGCCAGATCTTTTGACTGCTTCTCTAGAATCAGTTATGCCAGCCGCAAGCCCTAGTGCTTTTGGAAAATCACCAACCCTGATATCAAGGCCACCAGGGAGAGAAGAAGTAACAGTCGATGTTATTTCAATTGGTGACGCGCCGGGAGTCAAACCCTCTGCTAAATGGGCAAAAGACTTACCAACCCTTACATCAAATGGATCTTCGTTATTGTAAACAGATCGACCAAACCTAGTTTGATTACGCCCTATATCTAAAATCTTTTCAGTTAATATAGATTCGCCAAGGAAGGGTGAAAAGAACTCTCTTCCACTTTCCATTGCTGCATCAAAAGCAATTGCATTTAACTCTTTTTCGCCAGTTATGCCTGAGTTAACAGCGTTGAAGATTGCTCTTCCTGAACGAGTTAAATAATCATAAGGATTGGTGTACGAGAAGTTATAAAAGTCTGTGATTTTGCCATCTTTGTTTGTTGCAAGAGGTATGAGCATTGCGTTCTTTTCCCAATCGGCAGCGAAAGAACGCTTGAAAGCATTCACTTGTTCCATGTCAGAACCAGTAAGCGCAAGACCCCCAGCCATTAATCCACCGTAAAGACCGCCATCAACAGTCAAAGAACCAAGCAACCGACGCATGCCAATAGATCTAATTGCAGTAGACTCATTGCCAAGTTCTTTCATCGCTCGACCATAAACGCTGGCAGAGGTTCTAATAATCTCAGCAGGGAACGCAACAAAGTTACCGAATGGTAACCGCCTTAGTTGTTGTATTGCTTGAGGCACACGAGCGTAGTTGGGGACTGTGTCCTTGACTATGGATGCAGCTTCTCGTTTTAAAAGCTGTTGAAGTTCTGGGCCACTTAATTCAGAAACAGAACGGCCTCTTAGCATTAATTGGTTTTGAACATCTGTTATAGGTATGTTTTTTGCGCCTTTCTTAAACGCATCCATGAGCCGACCGAGTTCCATTTCATAGCTGTATATCTTCCAGATATCGTCTGATCCTTGATACAGCTTTCCAGCAAAAGTGTTTTGTATATTCGCTGCTTTCTCAACATACTTCTTACCGAAGACGCCTTGTTTGGCGCTAAGTGCATCTTTAAATAAGTTTTCAAATTCACCAATCTTGGCGTTGGTGTTAACGATTCCTAACTCAATAAGGTCATCGTAGTAATTATCTATGTCGCCCTTCTTGATGTTAGCAGTGCCGTCAACGCCTTTATCAACAAGCCTTCCAGATCGATTAATCTTTGTGGCCAAAGCTTCTGCCGCGCTGCTACCCGGCAAATCAACAAGTCGTTGGCCAATTTGACTAAAGACCGTTTGAGCAGAGTCGATTAAGTTTTCTGCATTGCCGAAGTTGCCGTTCTTTAGTGCAAAGAAAGATGCGGTGGTCGCGTTTCTTATTTGCGTCACTGGGCTTAGAACTGTCTTAGCGACTTGCGAGAAACCTTTTGCTGCTAAGAACGTGGCCCAAAGCCTGTTAGTGTCTGCACTCAAGAACTGTTGTGGCATATCTTCGATTGCTCTTAGATATTCTTCTTTGACGTACTTACCTGCAAGCGGGCCATATTTTTTTCTAGCAATGTCCGATACTTCTGTTGCAGTAGATGCGCCTTCCATGCCAACACGAACGTAGTTTTCAGCTTCTTGAAATGTTACGTTTTTGGGTACTGCGTCAAAAATAAACCTGTTTGCTTCAGGCAAAGTGCTGTTATAAATATTTAAATTGTCAAAGTACTTTGACTTTTTGATAGCTTTAGCCATGCCATCAATGGTGTCGATAGCTTTAGTTCTAAGACCAAGGCGTTGTTCTTCTAGTGATCTTTGTCTAATTGGCTCAACACCAAATGTACCGTCTTTCTTTTTAACTCTTGCAAGCACATCAGATGCACCAGAGTACTCGCCCAAAAAGTCTCTAACTGCAGGCAAATCATCAAGTCTTCTGCCTTTCATTATTCCTTGAGCCACGCCACTTAGAGTGCTTTCGGCAAACTGATCTGCTGGCTTCATGCTGGCGTTGTTGAATGAAACCCTTTGTCTCAAATCATTAAGTATTCCTAAAGCAGCCTCTTCAGATACTCCTTGGCCTGGGTTTGCTGCTTCTGAAATCTTCATTATTTCATCAAGCGCACTCCTAACTTGTGGCTCAGTAGGAACATATGCATCTGAATCTTTCAAAGATCGGTACATTCTTGTGGCGTAGTACCCTTTGTTGTCGCCAATGGCTGTCGTAAGTTCATCCGACATCTCTTTGCTTAAAAATGTATCGTCACGAATTGTGTCTGATAACTTGTCTATTTGATTTCTGAATTTGTCTGCTGCATTGAGAAGGCTTAAATCACGCCTGCCTCCAAACAAAGATTTAGACTTTCCAGCTTTGAGTTTTTCGTCTAAAGCAACAAGAGCTTGCCTTCCCTCTTCTTTTACAACGCTTCTCGGTTTAAACCCACTTGTGCCAGGCACTCCAACCTCCTCTGCAAACATGTAATTGTTTAAGGAATTTAGTGTGAGGCGTTCATCCGTTTCATTTAGGTTGCCACTCTTTTTTAAAGATTTAAGAGCGTTATCAACCTCTTCCATGCTTTGCCGAGCACGTTGGTTTTGGGCGCTTACTTGTTGAACTCTTAACGCTTGTAGCTGACGGCTGAAAACATCAGGCATTTCGCCTTGAAAGGTTAAATACTTCTTTGCCCTCTTGCTGACCTTGGCTATGTTCTGTTGTAAAAAAGTTGGGTCATCTATATCAGCCTTGACACCAACATTTGTCAAAACACTATCTGGGTTTTTAATAGCTTGTGCAGTTCTCTTAACAACGTCTGTGCTTGCAACTGCATCAACGCCTTTGCCTATTACGGGAGCGGCAACTTTTACTGCACGAGGTACTCCAAGTAGTAAAGTTGCACCCTCTGCAGCTACCTTTAGTCGGTTACTTAACTCTGCAGCTGCACGTTCAGCGCCAACTAATTCAGACGCATCTAACCTTTTTGTGGGGCCACCATCAAAGAAGTCGCCAAGGGTTTCAACATCAGGAGTTGTAGCAGCAACATCAGCAGCCGCAAATGAACCAATCTGCCCAGCACGCCCAAGCTGAGCAGCTTTCGCTGCCTTGGCGGCAAGACCACCGGGTACGGCAAATTGTGTAATAAACTTGGCGGCTTCGCCTAAAGTTGTAGATGTGGTTGGTTTGTATTGACCAAAGAATTCTCTTACTGCTTCAGCATTACTTTCTTCTGGATCGGTAACTAAGTCTGCAAGTTCTGCGGGGAGAGAAGCTATACCCTCAACAGTACCAACAAGACCAGCGCCCACTCCTCGAGCTATGTCGCCTAAAGCTGATACATCTTCTTCGCCAAGTTGAGCACCACGTTCAGTTATAGGGTTTTTAGATATGTATTTTTTTGCAGCACTTAAAGCAGCATCTTTATCATCTGTATCAATGTTGATAGACCTGCCATCTGGCAAATTTATCGTTATCATTGCGCTATCTCGTTACCTTCTGCATCAACATTTATAGAAGTACCGCCAGATGCCGCCTCTCTCGGCTCCATCTTTAAATCTTTTCTAGCTAATCGATCAGCTATTATATCAATTTGATCAGGACTTAAATCTTGACCCGACAAGCTATCGCTAATGCTTTCATAGTATTGCGCTTTTACATTTGAGAACAAAGTTAATTGCTCTAACTGAGATGGATCTTTACTAAGCAGTAAGTTGATTCGACCTGCCGCATCAAGATCGGGGCGCTCTTTCTTTAATATCTCAAGCTGTTGTTCAAACGCAGTACCGCGTTCTTCTTGCTGCATTCTTCTTTCATCAAGATCTCTCTGCCGCTCAAGCTCTCTGTACTCTTCTTTTCCAAGAACCATGTCGCTTAGGAAGTTTCTAGGCACTCTACCTTCTGTTGGTTGTGCAGCTTTTGCTAAAGCATATTGAGTTGCGGGGTCTTGAAGCATACTAAATATGCCACCTGAACTTTCAGGCTCAACCTCCTCTGCTTGCTGCTCAACAAAAGCTTGGCTTTCTGGAGTCACAGATGCAAAAGGATCCTCTTCAACTTCGGAAACTGCAGGCGCAGAGGGAAGAGCAGGTGGCTCTAAACCTTGCTTCAATTGTTCCATGGTGGCGGGCGCATTTCTTCTAGCTCCCTCTGCCATGGACTCAGACATAGGGAACATCTCAAAAGGTTCATCAACATCGCCTGGATCGGAAAGACCAAGAACTCTACCTAATCGGCTTTGAGCGATAGCCTCTAAACCTTCTCCAACGCCTCTAACTGGTGCAGTTAAAATATCGCCCATGCCTGCGATGCCAGAGCCAATATTGTAACCAGTGTTAGCGGCTAGTCTTTTGTCATTAAGAAGCTGTAAGTATTCTTGTTGCACTTGTGGTTTAAGTTTTGCAAATTCTTCAGCAGTAACTCCAAGGCTTTCAATTTCTTCAACAGTGACTGGATTTTCTGCAGAAACTTGAACTTCCTCAACAGGAAGAGATGCTATTCCACCAGTAGCTGGAGAAGCCTCTTGAGCAATAGCTTCCTCTGAACCTAGCAAAGCAGGTGCCATTCGCGCTGTTTGTCCTCGACCAAAAGTTTTTGCTCTAGTGTCTCCAACACCAAGACGCACAGCTTTTTCTACAACATCAGCAACTTTCTTTCCTTTATAGCCCATTCTCCCAAGTTGAGCAGCAATCGCGCCGGGTGCTCCAACACCAGATGCCATAAGACCAGCTGTTGTGGTTGCAATTGCAACGTCTGTTGGATCCTCTGGATCAACAATAAAAAAATCAAAGAGATCTCTTGCAGTTAAACCTTGGCCTTCAGCAGTTTTTTCTGTAGTGAAGAAATCAGACATAGTGCCGTCATCACCCACAACCATGTCTTTTATCACGCCAGGCATCACACGAGCGTAATCCATAAAGCCAAGATCTTCAGCTTCACCGCCATTTGCATACCCACGCACAGGCGCAACGCCTGCCATGATGCCCATGCCTTGGCGCTGTTGAGGCGTTTGGAACATTGGTCGCTGCATGATTTGGTTGTACATCATCCCGCCTTGGTTCATCCCTTCTGCCTCCGACAAAGCAATCGCTATGGCTTGCTTTGGATTTGTTACCTTTTTACCCGAACCGCCTGATTTGAGAGCGCCATCCTTGAACTCGCTCATCACCTTGCTGATTTTTTTCTGGCGTTTAGATTGCTTCACGACTGCGGTTTACTCTGGAGTAGTCAACACGATAGTAGCCATCATCGCCTACAATAACTGCGCTTGGGTCAACTGCTTTGAGTTCTTGTGCAATCACACCCTCAGTTGGGTCATCAATACCCATATCCTTAGCTGTGTCATTCCAATCCCATGTGTACCAGCCTACGCCGGGTTGAACGTCATCAATCTTCATCACGTTTTCTTTGAGGCGTATGTCAGAGACATTAAAAAGACTTCCAATCGCACCAGCGACATTGCCTAAGAAACCAACAGCTTGCCCAGCTTTTGCTGCTTTACTTGGTTCTTGATAAGCGCCTGCTTGATTTGCTTGCATTCCATAGCCACTGGTGTATTGAGGCATAAATGGTGCGCCACCCTGTAGCAAGGCTTGTCCACGCTGCAGTCTCATGAACGGCTCATCAGCCATTTGAGTTGCAGCCCTGTACTGCGCATCAAGACCCGCTTGCTGTATGCCTCTACCTGTTGTTCCTAACTGACCCAAGGTTTGTATTTGAGTTCCAAGCATCTGCTGACCTTGTTGACCAAGACCTGCGATACCAGACGCGGCTGCACGTTGTGCACCAGTACCTGCGCCAAATGCTTGCAAGGCTGTGCCAAACTGATCTTGTGTAAGACCGCCAAGACCTTGAGCGGCTTGTGCAGTTCTGCCCATCTGCTGGCCAAATATATCTGCGCCAAGTTGTTGGCCCTGAAGACCAAGCTGACCTATGCCACGAGCGATGTCTGCGCGTTGACCTGCAAGCCCTGCTTGAGCTTGTGCGCCCTGCAGCCCAAGAGCGCCACGCTGTTGAGCAAGAGACCCAATGTCTCTGCCTGCTTGCATGCCCATTTGCCCAGCTTGACCAAGTAATGAACCAATACCTTGCTGCCCTGACAATCCAAGCTGCCCACTTTCAAGCGCACCTCGTTGAGCCAGTTGCTCCGCACTCAAACCAAGCTGTCCTGCTTGCTGTGCTGCCTGTAGAGAGGTTCCTGCGCCTGCTTGACCCAATGACCCAGTAAGTTGTGCGGCCTGCTGACGGCGTCCCTGCGCCTGCTCAAAGGCTTGTTGTGCTTGTTGTGCTGCTTGTTGAAATCCTTGTGATCGTAACTCAGCGCCTGTCTTGGCTTGTTGCTGTAATACATTACGGCCAATCTCTGCCTCTTGTATTGCGCCTCGAGACCCACCAAATGCGCCTGCTCGTATCTGCTGTGCGCGTGCATCTCGTTTCTGTTGCTCGCCTAACCTTGCAATCTCTGCTTGTTGTGCCTCAATAACCTGTTGGTTAAAGGGATCTTGGAATCTAGCTATGCCTGCAGGATCGAACTGGTCACCAGTGCCAGCAAGCCCAGCTATGCCTTGAAGTGCTGCTGCACGGCCCATTTGGCCAGCAGACCGCAAGTCTGTACCAGCCATTTCAGTTTGTGCACGCGCTCTTTGTGCGGCTTCTGCAGCGCCTGTCTGCGCCCCAGCGACCTCACCCGTGATACCACGAGCAGCTTCTGTAATTCCTGTTGTTGCAGTGCCACTTGCTTCAGCTATGGCACGCTCAGCATCAGACATACCTGCTTGTGCACTACCAAGAATAGAAGGAATGCCTCTGCCTGCTTCTGCAATATCGCCAATCGCAGTTTCCATGCCTTGTCGTGCACGTTGATCTACAAACCGCTCACCTGTCGCTGGGTCAAAAACGCCCAAGCTTTGTTCGTACAGTTCACGCGCTCGTGGATCGGCAAACAAACCAGCAGAACGAGGGTCAAACCCTTGGCCAGCCTGTCTGAAAAGATCTTGCGCTTCTGCGAGTTGAGCACCAAAACCACCTAACCCTTGTGCAGCATTGCGTGCTTGAATCTCTAATGGTGAAAGACCAGCGACTTGTTGTATCGGTATGGGGATGGGTTGACCCATGAGGCCAAGGTCACCAGGTTGCCCACTGCCAAAGTAACTAGCAAGGATATTCCGAGTCGCCAACTCCATTGCTGGATCGGCAAAAGTCTGTCCTGCACTTGGGAGAACAACAGGCAGCGTATCATCAGTCTGCACTGTGCTGCTTTGTAAAAGATTCTGAACCATGGCTAAGCTTTCCTCATCGCTTGCTCGCCTGCCTTCTGTAAGGCATACATCATGCGAGCGCCCTCACGGCGTTGTTCCTCTTTTGATTTGCCAGCGCCATTCATTCTGCCGACGCCACGAACCGCCTTAGCGTTCACAACAAATTCACCATCGCTAAGCATTGCAGGAATGTCATCACTTGTTTCTGTGCCTGGACCGGCTATAGGGCCGTTCATACGAGGGAAATCTACGTCACCACCTTGTGCAAGTGCTGCTAACCCGCCACTTTGCATACCTCCAACCATGGAAGCTAGTTTAGCTATTTGGCCAATGTCTGGGCCATCAGATGAACTTGCGTTTGGATCTCTTCCTGCACCCGGATTTGATCTCATGCCTCCTCTGCTTTGCATAATTAAGGCAATCAATTGTTCTTTAGACATATTTTCAAGATCGGCATCACCTTGAGATGATGAACCGCCAGCCAATTCAGATGAGAAATCTTTTAGCTTGCCGCTTAGTCCTGTCATCATGGTGCCAAACTTTTGCATGCCAGTTGGCTCTGGCGCGCCTCCATACAATTCCATTCCTCCGGGCATGCCTCCACCACTCATCTCAACAGGCAAGCTTGCAATCCCGCCTTGCGCAGCGAGCATTAAGTCATCGCCAAAAGTTGGAGAGAATGGTATTTCAGAATCAGGTGCACGCTCAGGTTCAGGCGCAGAGTCAGGCGCAGAGTCACCTTTAAGACGCGCCTCAAATTCTGCTTTACCCTTGTTCCAACGATCTAACGCCGCCTTGTTCTCCCTTTTAATCCTTGTTTGCCTACCAATGTTGCCAGCAGCCTTCTTAGGTATAGGCTTCGGCACAAGGTCTTCGTAAGAGCCAAAAGTAGGCAAATCTAAATCTTGTCTTATGGACGCTATGATCGCTTGCGAATCTTCTGGCAAAGAACCAAAACTAGAACCCGCTTGAGATGCGCCACCCCCGATACCCCCGCTTGCTGGAGGCGTTGTGGCTACAGGAGGGGCCACGTTTGCTTGTGGGTAAAAAGGTTGCGTGGTTCCCGGAAGATTCGCATAAGTCATACCAGCTAAGCGTTGAGGAGCTAGAGATTGTGCATATGGGCTTGATGCACCGCCTAAAAAAGATGATGTTTGACTAAACCTAGGATCTTTTGTGGCTAGTGGAGAATCAGGAAACCGTTTAAATCTAGCATCATCAGATATTATTTCAGAAGCACGCGCTCTGCTTTGCGTTTGCAAGCGGTCTATTTCTTTGCTCGACTGTGGTTTTTTTCCCATATCAGTTACTCACCTGCTTAACACTTCCATCGCCGTCTGGCCTGTCTCAGCCTAGAGTTAGGATCTTTTGCTGCTTTTGGAAACTTCTTCATTTGTCCTGCAGATCGTGCGCAAAAAGACTTTCTACGCGCTGCTCGCTTCCCTGTAGGCTTACTCTCCGTCACAGCAGTCTGGAGTTTACTACCAGGATTAGCTTTACGATACGCCTTTACACCAGCTTCTGTCATGCCAGCGCCTTGTTTTGTAGGGCGAAAGTTCTTTTTATTGCGCTTTGGCATCTTGTCACGGCGTCGTTTCTTGACCTCGCCACCGCCATTGAACTCTTCTGCGTATCGTCTAAACATCAGGAGTACCTAGTTCTCTTGCGTCGATCCGACATAACAGCACCGCAACCACGGTGATTACGGCGAACTTCACCACCATTGGCTTTTTTTACAATGGTCTTCACATTTGTTGGCTTGCCGCCCACACCTTGGGGCTTTGCACGCTTGCGCGCAACAGCACTACGCCGCTCGCCCTCAGTCATAGATTTTGCTTTTGACCTAGGCACGCACTTTGGATACTTGCGCTTTGAACCTTTTACTTTGGCACGGCCACACTTCTGGAACTTACCGTCTTTCTTCGGTGCCCCAATATCTACCCAATCACCTTTTGGGCCTTTGCCGAACCATTCTTTTAAACTCATCTGTCTATCAATCTAGCTCGTCTGGATATGAAGCCCCCGCCTCTCACGTTTCTTATTTTCTTCGCTGCAGATGACGTACCACTGCTTTTAGGCTTCGGGCCTTTGAAGTCTTTACGTTTCTTACCAGACGGATCTTTAATCTTGCCTGCACAAATCTTGCTGGCGTAAGCGTTTGCATACGCGGACGGGTATACCTTGAACTTGCGCTTGGCTGCAGCTTTACCTCTTGGGCATAGTTTTGTCATGAACCTACACTCACTACGATTGCTCCTTTGTTTATCACCTGAACAGAACCAACCTCACCTTGTGCTTCAAGAGGATCAGTTGTGTAAGGCAGCTCCTGAGATAAACTAATCCAATTGCTCCCATCAAACACCTGTAAGGTGTTGATAGTTGTATTCCAGATTAAATCACCTGTATTGAATTTCAAAGTGTCTCTTTTCTCTCGCGTGAACTGCGGCGTAGAGTCTGGATCAAACGCATCTAAGCTCAGTTCAAGCAAGCGCACTGTTCTATTGAACGTGGTGCCGTCAACAGAAGCACCATTGTTAATGAGAGGCAGTCTGCTTTTTAACAACTTGCTCATCGTCTACCGTTGGGCTGTATATCAAGTCGAGTACCACCAACTCTGAAACCAACGCCTAGTTGCGAATCAGTGACTGCGTCATCATCAGACTCAAAGCGCACCACTGCTTGACGCCCTCTTGCTCGAGTATCGACCTTGGTGGTTGAGCTTGTGATTGCAGTAGTCTGATCGGTGGTCAGCGTACTGCCGGGGAAGTTGCGCGCTTTGACTACCACATTAATTGTTTGAGTTGAGCCTGTGCCTGTAAACTTGATGTCTGGTATGCAGCGGCGAATGAACTGAAACTCCTCACCATCGCCAATATCAAAGTCAGCAGATTCGATGAACACGTTAGTCATTGGACTGCCATCATCATCGTGACCTGTCTCGTGTTGAAACAAATAATTTGTGGAGCTTGATTTGCCTGCTGCTCTTGGAAAAGCAACGATGCCTTCATCAAGCCATGCAGTTCTAGATAGCTGCCCAATGTTCCATGTTTGTTCTTCGTAGTTGTAAGCAACAAACCTATCTATGGTGATTGAGTCTGCAGAGCAGTAGAACCAACCGACCTCGTTGAACTGCTTGTTCAAAAACGCAAACACTTGAAACGCCTGGCCTTCGTTGAAGTCATCAAACACATACGACTTTACTGAACAAGGCAGCGGAGTGACGTTGCCTCCGTATGAATAAAAACCTTTCTTATCCATCCAAAACACGCCAGATGGTGCATTCACCGCACCATTAGGGCCAATCAGGCTAACGCCTTCATTGATTAGATTAAGACCAAAGGTCAAAGGTGGCCCAATAAACTGCAGGCTGTACAGCGCAACGTCAGTCCATATCAAAGTCTCTTGCCTAGCTCGCAAGCCACCTATGATCTCGCTGCCTGCAGAACATCTTAATGATCCTGCCGTATTCGTAGCTAATGGCTCAAACTCAGTGGCGTTTTCTTGATCAGAGAACGCAATCAACAGCGGGTCAATAGAGCCAGTTCGCGCAGTGCCTGCTGCATTGATAGGGTCAGCGCCAAGCACAAGAACGTGTCTGTCGATGTCTGAGACTATGACCTGCAGCCCCTTTGTGGGAACCAAGTTTGCGCCACTGATGCCTGACAAAGCGACGGCCCTGGTGCTAAGGCCATTTGTTTTGTCCCAGTAGTAGATGCTTCCTGCGCGAGGATTAGATACTAAGTCTTCACCAAAGTTATCCATTGACCACAAGCGCAGCTGATTAGCATCAGTCAAAGCAGAGGTTGAACCCCAAGAGCCAGAGCTCCAAGCACCAACACCCCAACCTGTGCCATCAACAAAGACATCTAGCCCGCTTGTTATCTGATATGTCCCTACAGTCGAGCTACCTCCATTACCACTGTCACTACTGTTTGCAGTAACTTCTGCACCGCTTGTGTCTTTTGCGACAATAGTAAACGTGCTTGTGCTTGGCACAGATGCGATTTGATATTCTTGGTTTAAGACTGCTGCAACAACATTCCCACCTAAACTTGCTGCATCAGAAAAAGTAACAAAGTCACCTTCTGCGGCACCGTGACCTGTGTCGGTGACAGTTATCGTGCTTGATCCATTGGTTGCAGCAAAGGTAACGTCGCCCGCACCCGTTGTGCTGCGTATTGGAGTGATGTCGTTGTAGCTTGCACCTTCTTGTATGTACAGTTTGAACCGTGTCCCAAGTCCCAAAAGCTTTGTACCATCAAGGTCAACCCAACCATGAAGCTTGCGGCCTGTGCCTTCGTATGATGACTGAATGTATTTCTGCCAACCGCCTATCTTCTCTGGCAAACCCTTACGAAACCGCACCAAGTTGCCATCAAACCAACCGCCTTCTGCAGTGTAGTCAGTGCCTTCTTTGTTGATGCCAGGGTTGAAGATAAACTTTTGCAAAGGCATTACTGATACTCCCCGGTACGAATCATCTCAGTCACCTCTACGGCACGATTGCCTACCTGTTGACTCCAGCGGCTGTCCATAAACTCGTCGGCTGCGATGTCAAACTGCTCACGAGACATGGCCTCAAGCGCCTTCACAAAACCACGCAGTCTTGTGAGGCCAAGGTTAAAAGAAATATCAATCATGGCGTCTTGTCGTACTTCATTAAGTGCAGCAAACCAAAAGTAATTATCTTCAAGTTCTTCTCGCACGCGCTTGATGTCATTGTTTAATAGGTACTCTATTTCATCGTCAGATAACCCAAGACCAGATTCAGCAATGTTGCGGCCAACACCAATAGTTTCATAGCCAGCAGAGCACATATAAACTTTAGACCGCACGCCTTCATGCAACTTGAGCATTTCAATTAGTTTTGTCATTACTTCTCCCTGCTCACGCCTCTAGTTTTTTCGTAGGATCTCATAGCGCCGAGACCGAGCATGCCAGTCATAGTAGTCATTAACAGCGACGGGTCTATCTCTGGAACCTCTAC